TTGAAAATGCGTGGTAGCTTCAGCTAGTAACGGGTGGTATACCCCGCTTGCACCTTCAAATGGCTCACTACGAGCTTCGCTATCAATTCCTAACAAGTCAAGGCCGTTTTTAAAAGTCTCATACCAGTCTTGTCGTGAAGATAAGTCGTCTTCGTAAGAAGAAATAAGCTGTGAGGAGATTTGGCCTAGAATACCCTCCTCAAGATAGTCTGCCATGTTCTCACCGAAAGGCATTTCACCCTCAGCTTGCAGTGCTGCGGGGTAAAGAACATTATCATCCTCATCAAAAAGGATTTCTAGTTCTTCTTCGCCTTCAAGATCTTGTGGAACTTGGAATTCTGCCATAATTCGCCACCATACTCTTCTTTTTTAAGTCAGTAAATCAATAATATGCACGGACTTTTGGGTAATAATCTTCTTCGTCTTGATAATCAGTTTCTAAACGCAAAAATCCACCGTTTCTAAAGCGCATTAACGCTAAAGTTGTCGCATCTACGCAATCGTCGTTCTCTCCGTTAGGAAAATCAACAATTTCATCCATTAATTCTTGTGCCCAAGACGTTTCAGGCAACCAAACTCGGCCCTCTTGGAAAATTGCACTTACTGTGTTAAGTCTTGCAATCTTATCTTGTCCTTTGCTAGGAGAAAACGTGTTAATCGGTATTCCTTGTCGCCGTAATTCCTGCGTTAGCGGGATACCAGACGCTTTTGTCTCAATTATTACAGAATCAGGCTCCCAATGTTCGTATAAACGCATCGCTTCACGCTTGAGTTCGGGAAAGTCTAGCCGTTCTTTAACACAGTCTAGCAGAATCAGGTGTGCATCAGCTCCACTATACAACTCATCACCAATTTTTCCTTCTGGATGGAAAACTCCCCACGTGGTTATTGCCGTATAGTCAGCACGTTCAGACTTTAAAAACGCTGTATCGTAACTTTGTATTAAATATTCGCAAGATGGAGGGTTGTCTTCAGGCCAATGTTTAATCCATTCCTTCGGAATGATAGAAATACCCTCACCAGTTGGACGCTGCATATACTGAGCGGCCCATTTAGACGGAGGTATCGAAGATTTCGTTGCTTGAAGTTCATCTAGTTTCCAGAACTCTGGCCATAACGGTGTGCCTGACGGCAAAATTGCAGGGAATTCTATTAACTCCCACTCATCGCCCCCTTTCTCCTGCGTCATTCGTTTGATTAACTTACCCGTTAGGTCTTTTTTAGACCAACGAGTCATCACAATAACGATAGCACCTCCTGGTTGTAGACGCTGACGAGGTCCAGTTTGATACCATTCGTACGCTTCGTCTAACGCTTTGTCAGAAAACGCGTCTTGTTCAGAGTGCGGATCGTCAATAATAAACAAATCCGCACCTCTCCCTGCGAGAGCACCCCCAATACCAGAGGCATAGTACTCTCCCCCCTGAGAAGTCAGCCATTTACCAGCACTTCGTGAGTCAGCCTTTAGCTGTGTACTGGGAAAAATCTCTGCATAATCATCGCTTTCAATTAAGTCACGCACACGTCTACCGAAATTTATTGCAAGGTCAGCGGTGTGTGTTGCTTCAATGATTTTTAACTTAGGACGCTTGCCTAACAAGTAGGCAGGAAACAGATATGACGCAAACTCAGACTTAGTATGTCTAGGCGGCATATTAATAATTAGTCTTTTTGACTCACCGTTTGCAATCTTGTCGAAAGCCTCAGCCATTTTCTTATGGTGAGACCCCGCAATAAACTCAGGCCAGATGTTTAATACAAAATCATAGAAGGTCGCTGCGGAAGAATCTCGTTTTTCGCGTAAATCTAACTCTTCAAGAAGAAGGGTAAACTCCTTAGCTTCTTGTTTTGACAGGTGCGAAAGATCAACATTTCGCAACTGGTCTAGTGGGTCGCTCACCTCGGACCGAAGACTCTAGATTCAGATTCCTCTTCAGCAGCTCTTCTTGCAGCTCTACGCGCCGCGATTCTTTCTTTTATTCCTCTACCTAGTTTCACAGGATTTATAGGAGCTAAGTCTAATGCTTCTACTAATTTTTCCAGACCTTCAGCTTCCTTTACATCTTTTAGAGCACGTGCTTGAGAAACTCCTGGGATCTGATTCACTAATAAATCTTTAATAACTTGATTCATTGGGTCAGGATCAACAACTACGTCGCCGTCAGCGAGCTTTTGAGGTTGTAACTTTTTAAAATACTCAGCCTTCTCTGCATCGGACATTGGAACACTTGAATCAATATAACTACTACGGGTTTCAATTTTAACAGGAGGAAGCTCACGTCCTCCGTCGTATAAATCTTGGATTTCTTTAGGAACTTCTTTTCCCGCATTAACATAAGCCATGTATAGCTCGCCTATACGATCTTGTTCTTCTTCCAGTTCTGTAATAGCTTCTCGAGACCAACCTCCCTCTGCTTCAGTGAGAGGCCGACTGTAAGTTAACTCTCTAAGATTATCTGATCCTACACGAAGCTGGTCATAAAGACCGTCGCCTAAATCAACGACACTAAGCTCTTCTACCACGTCACCGTCAGCGTACTTTTTTGGTTCTACCTGCCCTCCGTAAGCCATGCCTCGAATCTGGTCTGGTGTTGCAGGAACCATAGACATTCCAGGGGTAGACGTCATCTGGTCAGCTAGTTGCATTCCTACTCCTTGAATCTGGGGATTAGGGTCTTGCATCATCTGCATTACTTGAGGAACGCTAAAATAATAAGTGTCGTTCGGAGTTCCTATAGGACCACCGCGAGCCATGCTCGCAATTCCACCTTGCTGCTGTAAAAGTTGCAAGGCTTCCTCTTCTGTAAGTGTTTGTTGGAGAGCTTGATCAGCTTGCGCTTGAGCTGCAAAATCAGCTCCTTCTTGAGCTTGTTGAGTTTGATAATCCATTTGTTTTAATGCATCGTCAAGTAAAGCCGCGTCTTGCTGTCCAATCTCCTCTGCCATAATTTCCTCAACAGCAGAAATATTGGGAGCTGCACCTTCAATTAGATCTCGAAGCTGTTGATCCTCTCTAGCTTTTCTCTGAGCTTTTCTTGCTTGTTTTGACGAATATGCTGTTGCTCCCGCAGTAGCAACTGCTCCTATTATCGCCGCCGTTATAAAAGCCATAGTTCTTTTTCCTGTAATTGAACAATTAAATTTTCAACTTGTTTAATGTCAGGAGGAAGTAAGTTCACATCTTCAAACGACTTAGCGATTACTTCATCCTCAACATCGTCTATGTTTAATTTATCTGTTGCATGTACGGTAATAAAGATACATTCTGTATGAGTGTACATTGCGCGTTTAGTTCCTGCTTTTGTAATCCCTTGATAAGGAGCAGAAATACGCTCTAACCCGTCTTCTGAAAAAATCGTCATCTCACCTTTCATCAAGAAAAATGGATGGTTTTTATTATGTATTTTCGTAACGATAAACACCCCTGCAGGATTAGACATTTGTCGAATATACTGTCCGTCTGCGAAACTGTGTCTAAGTGGGTTTACCTCGTCAACGTCTTCTATTTTAGAAGGGTGTTGAACAACGGCTTGTTCGAACTGGGTAATTTTTTCTCTGAACTCTTTTTGTTTTCTTTTATATTCTACAAACTCTTGTACTTCACTAGATGTAAATTCGTGTTCCAGATCTAACGGAACAGTCTTTTTTACAACCGACAATTCGCTCATTTATAGCTCTTGCCGTAATAACCTTGTTTGTAACTTAAACCACCGCCATTAGCTTTCTTTGCAGTTTTCGCAGCTTGCCTAAAATTCTCAGCGGTCGGTGCACCTTTCTCACCTTTCTTTCGCATCCGCTCACCCGAGCCTGCTGCTATACGCTTACGCTTCGCGTTGATATTTGCGTACAATCCTGGGCGACCCCCCGTGGACATTCGGTCTATTGGAAAGAAAGGTCTAAGCTGGTCTTCTAATACTTCAATCTGTCGTTGCAAATCTAGTTCTCTTTCAGCTCCAATAAAGTCATCTTCCATTAATTCGCCTCTGAGCCTATTACGTTTATTTAGAAGGTCTTGCATTTTCTTTTTACCTTCGTTACTCAGTTCTGCAAATCTTGCACTCGGTCCACGGTAAGGGGCATCTGGTATACCTTCTCCTTTAGGTTTTAACCCTCGCTCAATCATCGCGTCTAATTCTGCAAATTCATCCTTACCTACGGTTTTACCAGATAGTTGGTCGTTAACATCTTCAACCCCTTTCTGAAAATCCATAAATTCTTTATCGTCATATCGTTTAATTTTTGAGGGGTCCAGCGAATCGCCTAACATATCAAATAAACTTCCTAGACCCTTTCCTTTTCCTCCAGGACCACCAGCCATTCCAAGCATCAAAGCTAACTCAGGCCCAATAGACTCTTCCAACCCAGGAGTGTTACTTAATCGCACAGATAAACTGGACTCATCCAGCGGCCCAGACATATCTCGCATCTGTTCCATGGTCAGCGTATCTTTGTTCGTGTTTTGCAGTGCTCGCAATAACATA